ATATAGCACCCAGTTCCTCCATACTTGGATTAACTGCTAATATAGATACTGGAGCTACACCAATATATCTCTTAACTACACTACCTTCTGTAGACTCTCTACCAGCAGCAACTGCCATAAAATTAAATCCTGTCTTCTTTTTCATATTATATTACTTTTATATATTTATTATTAATTAATACTGAGCACTTGGGCCAGACTGTGTAGCATCCATAATAGGTTCATCTACTGGCACCTGAGGGTCCATTACATCTGCTGGTGGCACAACTGTATCTGGGAACTTAAGTTCATACTTTGTAACAGGGTTATCACCACTCTTATCAATAGTTTTAACTACTAAGTCCTCAGTTGTAAATCCGCCTGTCATTGCCTTAATAGGCTCCTGCCAGCCATCAATCATACTTTGAGCCATTACTAAATCTGCTTCAATCTTAGCCTTTTTAGCTAATAGCTTATTTTTGTTACTTACATACTTGTCTACATTCTGTGCTGTTCTTTTGATAGCAGCAATCTCAAACTTACTAAATTCTTTTACCATGTTTTTATTACTTTAATATACTTTTATTACTTTAACAACTCCATTTGAATCTGTGGCAAAGAGTGTACATAAACCGAACTTTCTTTCATAGTAGTCAAAAGCAGCTGTTACACACTTTGGCCCATATATAAAATGGGACATAAGCATTGGTAAATAGGTATCTATTACATCAATAGGTACATGCTTTTCAATGCAATATGCTTCTACTACTGTATACTGTTTTAATCTATCTAGAGTCCAAGTAGTACGTAACTCAGTATCATATTCAAGGAATTGTTGTTTATCCATAATACTCTTGTGCTATTTTTACCACTTTACCCAAATCATTTGGAATATAAAGAGGAAACATACCTACTGGACTCTTAGCTGGATATACACCATCATCATTAGTCACAAACTCTCTGATACTCTTTTTCTCCTTTTCATCATAGGTTGATTTGCCATATAATACTACCTCAAATTTACCCTCAGGGCAAATATATTGGTCTACCATATTGCCAGTACTCTTATATCTATAAGAAATACTATCACCATTCTTGTCTTTAAACTCCTCAAAATGAGCCAAACAAATCATGTTCTTATCTTCTGGTACTTTATTAATAGCATCAAAGATAAGTCCCATACCATATCCAATCTGTTTAGGCGTGTCCCATCCTCCCTTAAGAGCATTCTTCATATAATAGTCCTGACTGATATAGTTCATATCATCCAATACTATATTCTTATAAGGAGAATTAGGATTAGCTAGCATTTCAATAATGCTTGCTACCTCTTTAGCATCATTTGCAATAATTCTATTGCCTTCTGCAATCTTAGCTATGGTAGTAATTTTATACTTACTTGCTGCTCCCTTAAATGGTAATGGTTTATTTACACAACTTATTAAATAAGTTTCTTTTGGGTCTAAACCCATAATACCCAATTCAGGGATTTCTCCAATACTAGTGGACTTACCAAATCCACTCTTTGCTAAAATTAAAGCTTTCATTTATATACAACTTTTAATAAACTTTTTTACTTTACATCCAAATAACATAAAAGTTACTTTGGTCCTACCTCTTAATGAATCCAGATAGGCATAATATCTCTCTATTCCCGCTTTATCTGTAGGAGGAGGTAATTCATGGAATACATTACAGCATCCATCAAAAAACAGTCCTATAATACCATTACTTTGCCCATCTCTGTTAATTAATACTTCCAGAAACCTAATGTTATCCTTAAACTTGGTTATATCATAGCCAAGATACTCTCTTAATTCATACTTATAAGGACTAAATAATGATAAACATATATTTACATCCCTACTTACTGCTTTACTATCTGCTAAGTTAGTTATACTAGGTCTTAATTTATCCATTTTAAAGGCATCCATATTCTCAAAGAATGCTTGCTGCTGAATAACTACTGGACTAAATCCATATCTATTTCTTAATGCAACAAAATACTCTGATAACTTATTGATAGATTGTCTTAAGTCCATACCTCTTTCTACAGAAGTAAGACCTATATGGTCATAAAATATTATTCTATATTCCTTCTTATTATTAGGTTCATAATAATCAAATCCTTCAACCTCTTTAACAATCTTTTCTCCAGTAAACTCATTTACTTCTGTTACCTTCTTCTTCTTAGTATGTACTATACCATTTTCTTCTGCATATCTCTTACATTCTTTCCATACACCTGTTGCATTTGTACTTGAAGAGAATATAATATGCTCTTCAAAGAAATCTAATATATCTGAGTACTCCTTAGAATTAAGAATATTAAGTACTTCTTCTGCCAATGGTTTATCATTATCAGTAGATTTAAGGTCTCTTGGGCTTATTCTTATTTTACCATCAGACATGGTATATAATAAGTAGCTCATAAACCTTTCCATAACATTCTCTGGGGTTTCCTCAAGTGGATAATAGAATATCTTTACATCAACTTGGTCTCTATGATAATAGGCATATAATAATGGTGTATATATAAACATATATGAACCAAATTGTGACTTACCACCTTTTGTAACAGACGTTAATAAATAATATTTAGCCTGCTCTATACCTACAAAATCTTCTCTAAACCTAGGTAAAGGAGAAGATATACTATTTATTTGACCATTTAATATATTGTTTCTTCTAGCAGATAAATTTGATGTTACTCTTTCTCTTAAACTCATCTTATCTCTGTTAACCACCCATTATTTAAATCTTCCTGACCAGCATTCTCTATATATGTCATTAATTCAGACTCAGGTTCTATCTCTCTATTAGCTCCTACCTTCTCTTTGAAAATAAAATACTTAAGTAACTTCATAAATCTGTAGTCTCCATTAAAGGAAGCTACATATTCTTTAGCTGCTGTTAGTATTTGCTCATCTGTATAAGTAGTACCATATTTTTTAAAGAAGAGTTTAAGCCTTCTTACTATAAGAGATACACCATCTGCCCAATATAAGTTAGTTCCTTCTTTCTTACCAGTAGGAAATACTTTCTTTAATTCAGCAGCTAGACCTTCTAGCTTATCAGTAGTATTGAGAGTTTTATCTGAATCTATAATAACATTATTGAGAGCATCACCACCTTTTGCTGTAGTTCTCCATCCAATTGCTTGAAATAAATCATTTCTTTCAGCAGTAATCATACCACTAAGTATGAGTTTCTGTTTAGATTCTTCCAAGTCTACTTTGTTTTGAATAGTTATAAGCATTAAGACTTCCCCTAGGGTAAGTCCATTTTGCTTAATAGCGTCTCCATTTAAACTGATTGTGACCATATCTTTAAATCATTAAGGGTTATTTTCTCTACTAACTTAGGATTATAATCTTCTAACATTTTCTTCATAATCTCTTCTTCTCTAGTACCTTCAAAATAAGGTATTATAATAATAGGACTTTCATGTCTAAGAATTCTTCCCAGTCTTTGCTTTGTTATTATCTCTGAACTATGTAAGTTCGCATATATTCCCACTCTACAATTTACTAAGTTCATACCCTCATTTAACATATCACAAGCTGTAATATGATTAATCTCTCCCCTATTAAACTTGTCCAAATTCTTAAGAGACTCTTTCTTATCCTTGCTATTTATAGTATATTTACCTAACTCTTCAGTTTGTTCTATACTATTACAGAATGTAAGAGTTCTTTCTTTGCTGAGTATATTAAGTAATCGCTTTATATGAGTATCCTTTTCTTCAGATAACCATCTAAGCCTTATATTACAAAGGTGCAGCCATCTATTCCTAATTGAAGCACTTCCAGTTCTAAAAGTTTTCATCTTCCAATAACTAATTGACTCATCCAGGTCTTTATAGTACTCTGTTTGACTACAAGATATTTCTATCCTATTCTTCTTTTTAGCTCTTAGTACCTCCCATCTCTTTAAATAGTCAACTTTAATAATTGGTGAAGGACCTTTAGGGTTTTTTACTATAGTATACCCAGTATGTTGCCAGTCAAGTTTAAGAGGAATCAAAAATACTTTTGGGTCAGGGAGAACTTCCTCCCTTATTGCCTCTTTCATAGATACTTTATAACAATACAAATCACGGAACACTAACTTCAAATCTTGTTTAAAATAGTTAGTTACAGTTGCTGATAATAGCACTGCATTGTTGATTGTAAAATCACCTAAAGAATCCTGACATCTTTCAGACAAATGCTGAACTTCATCAAATATAATGAAGTCATATTTATCTGCTCTTTTGGGAAGGCTCACATAAGTAGAAAATTCTACTTGTGGAAGATACCTCTCATATCCCCACTTCTGTATTTCCTCTTTCCAATTTTCTATAAGTACCAATCTTGGTACTACGATAAGTATTCTTCCTTTAGGATTCCTACTTGCCATAATATCAAGACCGCACTTACTTTTACCAAAAGAGGTTGGCAATTCAAGTAGTATATTTGAATTAGGTAT